CACTTGACCAAATTTTATTAGTTATATTATGTTAATGTAACTCATTGATTTTCAAACGATTAAATGTATAATTAACTAAGTATTGAGAAATAGTATCACCCACATTATTATATATAAGGACAACAGCTGACATCAGGTTGAGGATGGCGTTTATAATCTTGTCGGAACTTCTCAAATGTTAAATTTTAAAATATAATTTTCTCATACGACCAGTCTCGTCCAGATGTGTTACCTTTGTCGCCAAATTAATAAATCAACACAAAAATTATACAGACAATGGAAGTTATATCAATTGAGCGCAGCACCTACGAGGAGCTGCTGACAAGCTTCAACAGCTTCGTCGCACAGATGAAGGGGATGGCCAGCAGAGGCAACGACAAAAAGTTGGACGATTGGCTTGACAATCAGGACGTGTGCCAGATACTGAACATCAGTCCGAGAACATTACAGACGCTCCGTGACAACGGGACGTTGGCTTTCTCCCAAGTCAGCCATAAGGTTTACTACAAGCCCGAGGACGTAAAGAAGATTCTCTCTGTAGTAGAAGACAGGAAGAAATCTCAGTGTATGAACTTAAAGCATAGTGCCTATGAACGAACTGATCATGCCGCATAATGTTGGAGTGAAGAATGTGCTGGAAAGTATGAAAGAGTTGCTTGCACTTTACAAGAACGTTACTGGCAATTGTCGTCCAATGCTTGACGGAGAGCGTTACCTCACAGACAAGGAGGTGTCTGAAATCCTGAAGGTCAGCCGACGGACACTGCAGGAGTATCGTAATGAAGGTATCTTACCATACATTCCACTTGGAGGAAAAGTCCTCTACCGTGAGAGCGACCTGGAAGAACTCTTGGAGAGGCACTATCACCCTGCTTATCGCACGACGGATAAGTAGCGATTCCTTTCCAAGGTTGAATTAATGCAGAAAGACGGGAGCCTGAGACCAATCAGTACTTCCGTCTTTCTGTTTTATTGAAATGTCACTGGCCGTAATCAAGATTTATCTGCAACCTTATAAGGCGCATCAATGAATCTCTTTTCGGAGTCTTCAAAACATTCGTCAAGACTGTCTGCTAACTTCTGCATATCCTCACGCTGTTTCTGCATGGTGATCTCTGCATATATCTGAGTTGTCTCAATATGGGTATGTCCCAACATTTTACTAATGCTCTCTATAGGAACATTATTGCTCAGACAAACTTGGGTGGCAAAAGTATGGCGGGCATCGTAGTATCGCAAATGCTGGTTGAAGTTACCTTGTTTCTCAATCATCTTGAGTGTCTTACAAATGCAGGTAGTCGTCGGAACAAAGAACACGTGACCGTCCTTGCCTTCGCCCTTGTATTTCTCAATGATACGCCGTAGAATGTCAAGCAGGGGAATGACACAATCCGTATCAGTCTTTTGGCGGGCGATGTGAATCCATTGGCTTCCGTCTTTGTTCGTCTTGATGTCACTTTCTTTGAGATTGGCGAGGTCAGCCCTGCCAATGCCGGTGAAGCAGCTGAACACAAAAAGGTCTCTTGTATGGCAGAGACGGTAGGTGTTCAGTTCAAGTGCCATCATCTTATGAAGGTTCTCCATCGTCAGGTAGTGGTGGTTGGATTTCACTTTGTGGTATTTGAATCCTGCAAACGGGTCTCTGCGGATAATCTTTTTCTTGATTGCCTGACGTACTATCAGATGCAGCCTTGCAATAAAGCCATTGACTGTACTTGGCACCATGCGCAGTGTCGTTGACAGATAGAAATCGAAATCTACCATGAACTGATAATCCAGTTCTTTGACGGAGATGTCATCCCTATCGTATTTGATGACAATAAAGTCGCGGAGAATGGGGAGTGTACGCTTAAACTTCTGAAATGAGGCAGCACATCGGTCTATCCCTATGCGTTTCTTATATTCGTCATTGTAGTCTGCCAAGAGTTCGAGAAGTCCTTCTTTCTGGGAGTCCGTATCAAGGATAGCATTCTTTATGACTTCAGCAGAAACATAACCAATACCCGCAAGATTCCGCTTATATGCCTCTTCCCCCTTTGCCATTAGGCCGTCGAGTTGCATATTCAAACGCTTGATGTCCGTCTTCTCCTCTGGTGTCAGAACTTCCAGTATTTTCCCAGAAGCGAAAGCTCTGCCTGTAGAGGGATTCCAAAGACATGGGTCAATCTCATAGCTCGTTGAATACTGGCACGCCTTTCCGTCGATGGTGATTCTTCCCATAATCGGACACTTGCCGTTCTTTTTCATCTTCTGACGGTTGATGTAAAAAAGTTGCTTGAATGTACTACGCATACTTTATCCTCCTATAGTTCAATGACAGACTTCTTTTTCTTTCCCAGTCTTGGCTTCTGATGGCGCTGACTGTAGTCACGCAATATCCGCGATGGTGGCAGTTCGATTCCCGCAAGAGAGAAATTCTTATCGATACAACTGCCCAACGATCGTACATCATCAGCTATCTTTCTTTCTGTTACCTTTGCATAATGCTGGGTAATGTTAATGCTGCAATGTCCCATGATTTTGCTGACAGTCTCGATAGGAATTCCATTTCCTAAGCAGATTGTTGTACCGAATGTATGTCGGGCCTGATGATATGAGAAGTAATGACCAAGTTTGCATTTATCTGCGATGGTCTTCAGATGTAAACGTATGGTTGTGTAGGACGGCATAGGGAAAAGATGTCCGTCTTTGTCAATACCCTTATATTTGTCGATAAGAGTTATGGGAATATCCGTTAGCCTCACATTCTCGGGAGTACCAGTCTTATGGCGTTTTAACTGAAGCCAGATTGTTTCATCTGCTTGTTTTACGATGTTGGAGCCTGTAAGCATACGCATGTCGCAATAGCAAACACCTGTAAGGGCGGAGAATACGAACAAATCTCTGGCAAGAATATCGCTTGGATGGTCAAGTTCCACCATCATCACTTTCTTCAACTCATCCATCTCCAGATAGCGTTTCGTCTGCTTGGGACGTTCTGATTTGAAGCCCTTGAATGGATTTGATGGGACAAGTCCACGGCAAGTAGCCATATTCATCAGTTTCTTCAGCACTTTCAGATAGGCTATTCTTGTTGCTGGCTTGTACTTGCACTCAATTTTCAGATAAAGGTCATACTCTTCTATGAACATCATATCCAACTGCTTGAGAGGTACGTCTGAAACCTTCTTCTTGCTGTGAATTGTACTTTTCAAGACCCCGATAGACTTTGTCGTAGAGGAGGTAGGTGTTTTGGGTGCGGTTCACACCGACACACAAAGCCAGTTCCTCATTATGCGATTTGAAAAGTTTGAGCAGTGTCATCTGCACAGCCGCTATTCCTTGAAAGGCATTCTTCAGGTCTTCGGCTGAGAACTTCTGCCCATCTTCCAGAAATTCATTAAACCGATAACGGAGCAATAACAGTAGCTTTTCTATTTCCCTGTTGGTTGATGTTGCTACCTTGCTCTTACCCGTACAACGTTGAGAAGTGGCATTCCAGATTTTGGAATCCACTTTCATCTTGCACGAGAACTGTGCCGTTGAGTTGTAACGTCCCTTGATGGAAATCCTTCCCATCAGCGGACACATGTCCTTTTCGCTTTGCTCGTTTCTTTTGAGGTAGAGCAGCACCTTCATTTCTGTTTTCATACTCGTCAATTTTGAGGTTGCAAAATTACTTTATCTCACTCATATTGACAAATTGAAAACATTGCAGAACGGTGAAGAAGAAACCGCGATAGTTAAACTTTCATAACGCCCGTTTCAGATGTGCCATTCTTCGCAGAATTGCTTGTTTTTGGGTATGTCAGAACACACTTTAATTACCTGCAAAATAGGTAATGACTTGGTAGCGGATTGCTCTCAATGGACATCACGGCATTGCTTTTTACTCTTTTGCGCAAATCGAGGAAGAATGCTGATTTTCAGCGACTTCTGGTTTCTATTGCCTCATTCTTCCAAAGCCTGAAACCATCTTTAAGAGTTCACTTATATCCGTGTTCCTTACAATAGTCGATAGCTGGCTGATAGCCTTGGAAGGTAGCTTTGTGAATCCACTTTAACCCTTTGCGCTCATCCTTCGGT